GAAGTTCCACTATCACCACCACGAACTGGTAAGTAGAAATCTTCTGTAAGGTTCTGCATATTATACTTTAGGTTGTAATCACCAGTCTGTTTATCAATAAAAGGAACTTTCTTCATCTTATTGATAATTCTTTGCATGTAATTATCAACTTCTGTTGGTGGAATATTACCAATATCAATTTTGAAAACTCTTTTTTCAGGAGCTCTCATAATTCTGTGAATCAACATTGCATCTTCCATTAGAGATAATTGCTTCCATAATCTTCTACCATTTTCTAACATTGATTTACCATATGGTAACCAGTTAGTATCTGATAATAAGCGAAAGTGAGCAATCTCGAAGTTTTCGTATTCTTCTTTTCCATTTGGGTCTTCAGTAATTTTGAATTTTACCGAATTTGGATTTGAAGGGTCTGTTCTTTCTAATCTTTCTGTATTGTAAACAGAATGTGGAGTTACATTAACAATACCCTTACCTTCAGCGATTTCAAGACCTAAAAAGAAATCTCCATACTTACACATATTTCGTGTCCAAGGCCAGAGGTTAAACTCTACATTAAGGACATCGTAAAATAAGTTATCAAGTATTTCTTGAACTTTTGGATTATTTGATGTAATTGTCATTACATCACCAAACTCGTGTTTCGGTCCAGGATTATCACAATTATGTCTTGCTCTAAAAGATTTTCTCCTCTCAGGATTATTCTTTTTAATATTCATTCCCTTTGCACCAAAATTTACTTTGACAACATTTCCTTTGGGATTTTTTACATATACTTTGAATTTCTTAACATCACCTTGCATTGGTTTGTTAAGTTTGACTTCTCTACCTTGATATTCTGCTTCATTGACATCTGGTTTGTATTCTTTCATAAATTCTACAAACTCTTTAGTATCTTGGTAGTTTTCTACAATGTATTCTTCGCAATAAGAACTATCTTCGTTAATTAAATCTTTTAATGATATCATTTTCTTTTCCCCCATACAATATAAATATACGATTAGCGAATTAACCAAGTTAAATCTTCTTTTGAACCATTTCCTAAGTCCATTTCCCAAGGGTTTTCATCGTTGTATCTGTTACCACCAAAACCAACTGCATCGTAATTTGATGATCCAATACCACCAATTGCTTGTTTGGTTAAATCAATACCTTCTTGTCTTAATCTGAGTGCAGTATCACGAACCCATAAACCAATTGCAAGAGACATAGTCAAATCATCATTATATCCTTGCATTGCCTCAGCACGATTTCCTTTCCAAATAAAAGTGAATAATTCATCGATGGTTCTACTTGAACGAATAGTAATAGATTTTTCTCTAATATACTCATCTAACTTTGAGATAATCAAAGGTCGTGTTTTAGAAGTTGTCGAAAATCCTGCTGTCATACCTCGTTCCTCGGCTCTGTATCTATTTGATAGTTGATGTTCTACATCTACATACTTTAAATCCTTACTCATATAGAATAAGTTAGAGTATCCTCTATCAATAACTTGTTGTATTACTGCCCAACCAATATTCGCGTTTTCAATCACGAGTAGTGCATTATTGTATTCAGTTGCAAGGGAGACTAAGAAATTTCCAAAATCTTTGGTTTCTAACTTACCTTTATACTCAGCAACTTGCGAAGATTCTTGTATATCAATGACATGGCAAGCAGAATAATCTACAGAATCCCCGCGGGCTACATCGGCAACGACCATATACGATTTAGTATAGTTTGGATATTCCCATTTCCACAAGTTTCCATCGAAACCTGTTTTCTCCATTGGTTCTTGAACATAAGTTTCTTTATAAAACTGAAGAAGTTGTGGGTCTATGACAGTATCACCAGAAGAAACGAAATCGCAATCACACTCTTGTGCTGCACCCTTCGGCCCTAATAAAGTTTCTTGTTCATCTCTCCAACTTTGGTCTCTCTCTGGATGGACTGACCAATGTAAACGAATTGGATTAAAAGAATTAGTTTCTTCTTCTGCACCTACCCAAGTTTTGTGAAAAAAGTTACCTACACCATTTGGAGTAGATAAGATAATAGCATTACCACCCGTTGATAAGGTAGATTGAGAAGATATCCAAATTTCTTCAATTTTATCAATAAATGCTGCCTCATCAAATACTAACAGTGATAAGGCTTCAGAACGACCAGCATCACCAGCAGCAGAAGTTGCCTTGATTTGAGAACCATTCGCGTATCTGAGTGATAGTTTATTATCTTCTACCGTTTCTTGTTTTAACCAAGATGGTAAGTATTGATTCATTACACGAACCTTAGTTACCAAGTTTTTTGCAACTTCTTGTTTGGTTGCAATTACTAGAACATTGAAATCTTGGTTGAATAACATTTTCCAAAGTGAAAATCCAGCAGTTAAGGTTGAGATACCTGTTTGTCTGGACTTTAAGATAATGTTATAACGATGGTCTTTAAATTGTGTAAGTGTTTTTTCTTGGAATGGGTATAAATGAAAAGGAATTTTACCCCTAACTGGGTGTTGTATCATACAATACTTCCTCATAAAGTATATGGGGTCTGTAGCACATTTCTGATACTCTAATTTTATTATTTCCTTTAACGATTGTTTTGCCATTATTTACCTAATACTAGTACTGCGGTTGCAATCATACCCACAGTTGTTCCAAGTTTGTATAAAAAGGTGGTTCTTCGTTGACCTTTGAGTTCTTTAAGTAAATCTTTTGATTTTTGATTTTCTAACGCAACTTGTTCGTTGGTTTTATCAATGATATCTTGTAGATTAACTACTTTTGTGTTGAGGTTAAAAATCATTGAGTCTTTAACACTCACTTTTTGTCTTTCGAGTGTTAAAAGTTCTACGGTCTTATCTAATTCAAGTTTTAGACCATCATAAGTTACTAAATCCTTAATTACGAGTCTCACTATCGGAACTTGAAGTTTCACTACCGAGTCTTTCTCCGTATCGGTCTGTGAAAAACTTGACAAGCTCGTCAAAAGTAAGAATATCAACATTACTAACTTTTTCATCTGTGTCTTTCCTTATATTAGTTATACCATTTTGAACTCTATCTATATCACTATCAATTAATTCTAATTCTGAATGTAAAGATGCAATTCTATCATCAAGCTCTTTATTCAATTGTTGAACTGAATCTATTTCTTGAGTAAGATTATCAATTTTTTGATTGTATCCTTCAATATCAGTCTTTAACTCTCTCATATTAAGAAAAGTAAAGGCCAAAAAACCCATACAAATTAGAATAAGTGCATTGGTGTATTTCATACCTATAAATAAGAGTCTAAGTTACTTTCCTTAATTTTTTGAAAAACTTCCTCTTTCTTTTGTTCTAGTTCTTCTATTTCTTTTTCACCAAAATCGATTAATTCTTGAATTTCTGCCTTAACTTCATCAACAGATTTTGGAAGTTTCCAAGTTTCAGTAACTTCTCCCTCTGAACCAACCATTTCGTATTCTTCTTTAACATCATCGAGTGATTGTCTGTATGAATCTAATTTGATTTTACCCACGATAATCATACGATGCCAAATTTTATAGTTTTGATACTCTTGCCAAAGGCCTTCAACTCTAAATTTATGTTCATTTTCAACGGTACAGTTAATACAGTATCCATTTTGTTGAATAAATTCTTTATCTTTCTTTGTTACCTTAATTGTTTGACAATTTTGGTTCTTACATTTGTTTTTTTCTGAAAGATAATCACGGATTTCTTTAATTTGTTTGTGATTTTTACCAGTTTTTACTACGAATCCTTCTCTTTGTTCGTATTTGTGGTGTTCGTCTTCCCAAGTTTCTCCAACTTTTCTCTTTTTTTCTACTTTATCGTAACCAATAACAGTATTTTTATCATACTTTCCTGTATGAACCATATCAACCAACTTTCTACGAGTTGGATGCATGTATTTTTTACCGAAGTCTTTACCCATAATTGTATATTAGGTTATTCTTAATTGTATATAAATATATAAAAATGTGGAAATCAGTATTTTTAGAAGAAAATACCGAGTAATTGGTTAACTGAAGCAAATGTTCCTGTCAATTTGAAAGTATTGCCTTTATATTGGAATACAATACCTTCATTTGGAACAATTTTGTCAGGTCCTCCAATTGATTGAAGTCTTTTTAACTCTAATTTTAGTTTTTCTACTTTCTTAGGGTCACCTGATTTTTGAACATCTTTGATAGTCTTATCAATTCGTTTCTTAATATCACGAACTGCCTTTTCCGGGTTTACAGTCAATACTGAAGAAGTAAATTCTAACACCTCTGCACCTAAACCTAAGAAGATATTTTCAAATTTCATCAAGTTTTGTTTTGCAATCTTTTGATGATTATCTTTTTCGTGTTTTTTAGCCCATTCTAACACTTTTTCATCAGTAATGTTCTTATTATCTAATCTAAAAGATTTATCAAAGAATGCCCATCTCTTGACTAATCCCATTTTGGTTTTATTGTCAAGGGTTTTAGGTGAATTTTTATCAATCCAATTTGACCACCATGCTTGGTGATACTCAGCAACCCCATCTGTATCTTTTAATCCAAATTCTTTTTGTAATTTAGATATTTGAGAAGTATATTTACCTTTTTTAGAAGAAAGGTCTTGGTTTTTAGGTAGTTTGATTACAGGTGGACCTTGAATTGTGTAATTATCTTGGACATCTTTGTTTACTTGTTTAATCATACCTGCAAGTATTCTTGCTGCCTCTTGATTTTCACCAATTGCAACACCATCATCGTTATATTCCATTGTTCCGTGGAATACAAGTAATGCCTGACCATAAGGAATTACATTTACTGAGGTTGGGTAGATTACTTCAAGGTTCATAAAACATGCACCACCTTTGAAAATCTTATCTCTTTGTTTTTCTGACAAGGATTTGATTGCTTTTGAAAGGTCATTCATGGCAAAGTTGTATGCTTTTTCCAATTCACCTCTACCTCTAAACTTATCAGCCACTCCTTTAATATCTAATGCGTTCTCACCTTTGTTTTTTAGGTGTCCTTTGTTTCTTGCAGCAACTAATCTTCCATCCCTCCAAGAAATTGCAAGGGCTTGACCATCAGTTTTTTCTCTAGTTAGTTCTAAATTTCCTTCTAATGCTCGATTTACAATATCTTTTAAATCACCAAAGGTTAAATTGATTTCAGTATCGAATGGGTGATTCATATGTCCGTATGCACCACCTTCATTTAATATACCCTCATTCATAGAATCAAGCTGTTTTCTCAACTTTTTCATTTTCTTCTCGTGATTATCCATCCATTCTTGGTCTGGATATCCGTGAGGAGCCAGTTCTTCTATGGTTGCAAGTTTGGTATAGTATTTTGGGTCTTCAAATAAGTGGTCTTTTGCAATATCATATGCTTGTTTCACATCTGAAGTGTGTTCTATTTCTACTTTAACGCCTTTTTTCGCTTCTTTTGATAATTCTTCGAAGGAAACATCGTGTTTTTCTGCAATATCTCTTAAAGACATACCTTTTGCAAGTTGTTCTGATTGAACCATACCACTTGGTGGTGGTGTTAGTGGGTTATAACCAAAACATCTAGTACGATATTGTTCTTGGGTTTCATTTGGCAGTCTTTTTGAACAATCTCCCCCACTTTCGTTCAACCCCATCTTTTCACGCCACGAATCAAACTTATCAAAATCATATTCTTGTTGTTGAGAATCCCATCCACAAGAATGACATAAATATTTTTCAGTATCTTCTAATTCTATTTCCCAAGAGTGATTACATTTTTCACATCTTACAGCAGTGCCTGCAAGTTCTGCAATATATCCCTCTTTTACTATTCTAAAAGTTACTACCTTTTTACCATTGATTGTTGGCATACCGTGTTCATCTTTACCAATAGATTTAACAACTGTTTTCTTGTTTTTAAATCTACCTGTTAAGATTGTATCACCAACTTTTACTGGTATGTTGATATTTTCATTTAAAGATGTATCAAATTCTTTTTCAACTTTCTTAATATCAATTGCACCATCGGTTGATTCTTCCCTATCTTCGTCATTTCCTAATTTATCAATCAACTCATAACCAATTAGTGCAGCTTTTTTTGTAACATGCTTGTACCAATCTGTATATGCAGAAGAACTGTAAATATCAATTTGGTTTGCAGCAGTTGTTTTACCAATTACACCAGCTGGGAAGAATGATGTTGCTTTAACTGGTCCATTAGGGTAAATTGGGTGTTCATAGTAATCTTCTAAATCTTTAGACATTACCATATCTAAAACTTGATACCCAATTTTTGTGGCTCTATCAACGTTTATTTTTGAGAAAGTATTAAAGTTTGGAAAAAATGAATTTGGCCCATCATCCGTTTGACCTGTTGCAGTTCTTGTACCTTCGGTTATTAACCAATCTTCAATAATTTTTTTTGGAATATAGATACCTTCATTTAACTTATCAGTAATCATTTTAAAGATTGATTTGTTGAACCTACCATATGCTCGATTCTTAAAGAAATCTTCTTTTTGTTCGTCTGAACCAACTGATAGACCATTACGAACTTCAGTCCCACTTACACCACCACCACTTGAAGGTGCTGCATAAACATATCCTCTATCTTTATAAGGTTCATCAATTTTTCCTTTAAATGGAGTAAAGTATTTACCACCTAATCTGTTTTTATCCTTCTCACCAACTACTGTAACAAAAGCTGTTTTGTTTTCATCAAACTTTGATAAGATTTCGGTTGGTTTGTAAGGATTTTTAACTTGTTGGATTTTAGAAGTTGGAATACCAAACATAGTATTCATTATTTTCACCTTTTCTTTAAAATTAAAAGGTGATTTGGGTTTTTCTGTTTTATTGGAAGTTCCAATAAAGACATTATCTTTACCGAACTTTTTGACAAGGTGTTGGTATGTGCCATAGTGTCCTTTGTGGAAAGGTTGAAACCTACCCACATAGATTACCACAATTTTTTCAATAGGATTATCATCCTCAAGTAGAATTTGTTCTACAAGATATTTAGAAAGTTCATTCATACTAGTATATACCTTATCAGTATATAAATATAACCTCTAAAAAGTTTAGTGGTTTTTATAAATGAAAGGGTCTCTTTTACGAAGTTCTTCTAATTTTTTCTTGTACAATTTTTTTTGTTTTCTTGCACGAATTTTTTCTTTAAAGTAATGAATAAGTTTTTTGATCATCTTCT